CACCCTACACAACGTCGGGTTAGGTAGCAAGTGGAAGCAGCAGAGAGAAGAAAGGAACACCCCTACCATGGGTTTGCTCGAACACGTCACCAAGCCGAAGAGGGAGCCGATCGTGGCTACCATTGTCGGCACAGCAGGGTCAGGCAAGACCTCCCTCGCTACCACCTTCCCCGCACCGCTGGTTGTCCGCACGCAGGGCGAAAGCATCCCGCGCGACATTCCGCGCGACCAGATGCCGGACGTGCTACCTGAAGAGCTGATGCAGGCCGATAACCTGTGGGCGGTTCTGAAGGCGCTGCGCGAGGATGACCATCAGTATAAAACGCTGGTGATCGATAGTTGCACAGGGCTGGAGCAGCTTTTTGTGTCCGACGTGCTGTCGCAGGACACGAAGGCGCGCGGCATCAATCAGGCGCTCGGCGGTTACGGTGCAGGCCCGGCAGCGGTAATGGCGATGCACATGCGTGTCCGCCGCGCCGTCGGGGCGCTGCGCAAGGAACGCGGGATGCATACGCTGTTTCTGGCTCACGCCGATATTGCACGGATCGACCCGCCCGACTCGGATGGGTACAGCCAGTATTCGCTCCGGCTGCCCGGCAAGTCGATGGCTCCCTATGTCGACAACGTCGACCTCGTCGGCTTCCTGCGCCAAGCCGTCATCCTGAAGGGTGAGGAAGGGTCAAAGAAGGCCATCACATCGGGAGACCGCGTGTTGGTCACGTACATGACCCCCGCCACCGTCGCCAAGAACCGCTTCGGCATCGAGGATGATTTGCCGGTGGAAAAGGGCATCAATCCGCTGGCTTTTCTGATTGAGCCGCGGCGGCGGAAAGCGGCACAAGAAGAACAGTCAGTGGAAGGTGAAGCAGCATGACCGGCACCTGCGAAATTGCAAAGCTGGAAAATGGTGGAAGCCGGCCGTGGTTCATTATCGAGCGCGTTGCAACCAGCGATGGTGTGCGCAGCCGTGTCTGCGATGGCGTTTACAAGTCCTACGCCGACGCAAAGAAGGCGTGTGATTACAAGAATCGTTTTGAGGAGGAAAAGTAATGTCGTTCTGGCAGCTATCGACGGGCGAAAGCGCCGTCACCGACAGCAAGGAATACAGTGCAGGAGGCGGTGACTTCGATGTCATCCCCAAGGGCACGTCCGTCCTTGTCATGATTGAGGATGCTTCGTGGAAGCAGGGTTATCAGGTCGAGGAAGAGTTCGTGAACCTGAAAGTTCGCGTCCTGAAGGCTGAGGGCTACGCCAATCGCGTGCTGTTCTTCAAGCTGTGGATTGGCGACTTGGACCCGGGTGTCAAAACCAACGGTAGTTTCGATCAGGCGAAGGCGCTGACCAAGCGCGACAAGCACCGCCTGATGATTATCGCTATCGACAACAACGCCAAGGGCAAGCTGGCGAAGCTGACCGGCAGTCCGACCAATGAGCAGTTGGCGCTGGCGCTGACGGGCGCGCAGTTCGTGGCGACGCTGGGGGTTTGGGATAAGGAAGATCCGAACAACCCCGACAAGAAGATCCCCGGCGGGAATTGGCTGATGTCGGCCAAGCCCAAGACGGCGGAAATTTCGCCGGGGCCAGCGCCGAAGGTGGCGAAGCGCCAGCCTCAGGGTTTTGTGGACGACTTGGACGACGACGTTCCCTTCTGATCCACTCGTTACCGGACCCTGCTTTCGGGCAGGGCGAGGATAAAGAGTGGAGGAAGAGATGAGCGACGATAACGCAACATTCCATATGTTCAAGAAAAGCGGAAAGTGGGGATACAGCGGTCGCGGCTACCTTTCGGCTGACGTGTTCCGCGTATTCACGCAGCATGAGCAGCGGGAACAGATCCTTGCCGACAACGGCGACAAGATGCCTGGTATCAACGGACAGGGCTGGGGCTATCATGTGGTAGTGGTTGGCGATGACGATCTTGAGCATGGTTGGCCGCTGCATCTGAATGCGGTGTCGGAATGACCGCCCCTCAGCGCACCCCCGAATGGTACGAAGCCCGCAAGGGCCGCGTCACCGCTTCCAGCGTCGGCGGCATCCTTGGGCTTAGCCCCTACGCCACACGCCAACAGGTTATGCGCGCCATGGTCCGCGAGGCTTGCGGCGCACCCAGCGAATTTCCTGACCCTGCACCGCCCCCCGTAGCATGGGGGCAGGTCATGGAGCCGCAGGCGTTGCTTGACTTCGAGTTTGTCTCGTCGGAGCGCGTGACGCCGGCGCCGTTTGTGCCGCATGAGGATTGGCTGGGGGCTTCCCCTGATGGCTACGTCAGTGATGGGCGGCTGTTGGAGATCAAGTGCCCCTACGCCTTGCGCGGTGATCCCAATCCCATCTTCAAGCACGCCAACGAGCAGCCGCACTACCTCGCGCAGATGCAGGTGCAGATGTTCGTGACGGGCTACACCTCGTGCTGGTTTTACCAGTGGACGCCGCACGGATCGCAGCAAACGCTGATCCACCGTGACGATGACTGGCTGGCCACCAACATCCCCGCCCTGCGACAGTTCTACGCCGAATTCCTGTACGAGATGCAGGAAAACCGCGAAGAGCATCTGACAGCGCTGCGCCGGGAGGTCGACACCCCCCAAGCCCACAAGATGGTGACGGAATGGGACGAGCTGGTGGAGGCAGAGGAACGCGCCAAGGAGCGTAAGGCCGATCTGCTGAAGGAGATGGTTGCTCTCTCTGGTGACGCTGACGCGCTGTTTGCGGGCCGCAAGCTGACAAAGGTGGAGAAGGAAGGTTCGGTGTCTTACGCCAAGGCTCTGAAGGCATTGTGCCCTGGCGCGGACGTGGAGCCGTATCGGGGTGCCAAGAGCAGCCATTGGCGGCTTTCCTGACATGCGGCTTCGCCCCTACCAGCAGAGCGCCTGCGACGCCGCTTTGGCCTACATGCGCTCCAGCATATCGCCATGCCTGATCGACGCAGCCCCGGCGGCGGGAAAGAGCCACATGATTGCGCATATCGCCGACGCGCTCCACGCGATGTCCGGCGGGAAGCGTATTCTGTGCCTCGCCCCCAATGCGAAGCTGGTTCACCAGAACAGTGAAAAGATGCGCGCCACTGGACACCCATTTTCGATCTTCTCCTCTAGTGCAGGCGCAAAGTCGACGCGGCATTTGATCGTGTTTGCGACACCCGGCACCGTCAAGAACGCCATCTCGCGATTCAACGATGGCAGCTATTGCGGCGTGATCGTGGACGAATGTCACGGCATGACGCCGACGATCCGCGCCATCATTGACGCAATGCGTGAGGGCAACCCGAACCTGCGCGTGATGGGCCTGACCGGCACGCCCTACGTGCTGGGCAAAGGCTATATTTTCCGCCAACATCCTGACGGCAAGGTCAATGGTGACGACCTGACCCGTGACCCGTATTTCATCCGATGCGTCTACCGAGTGTCGGCGCGTGAGATGCTGGACGCCGGGTATATCACCCCGATGGTCATCGGTCAGATCAATGCCGACTCCTATGACACGTCTGGCATTACGCTCATGCCCAATGGTCGCCCCGATGATGCCGCTGTGGAACGCGCATTCGTCGGGCACGGCCGACAGACTGCGCATGTTGTTGCCGACGTAGTGGCGCAGGCTCAGCACAGGCAGGGCGGCGTTATGCTCTTTGCCGCCACGATCGCGCACGCGCATGAGATCATGGCCAGCCTGCCCCCGGGCAATTCCGTGCTGGTGACAGGCGATATGGACCCGGCAGCTGAGAAACGCGCCGTAGCGGCCTATAGGGCGAACCAGAAGCGATATGTCGTGTCGGTGGGTAAGCTGACTACCGGCTTTGATGCGCCGTGGACCGAAATCATTGCCGTGCTGCGCTACACCGAGTCCGCCACGCTGCTGACGCAAATCCTCGGGCGCGCGTGGCGACTGTTCGAGGGCAAGCGCGATAGCCTGCTGCTTGACTATGCCGGCAACGTTGAGCGCCATTTTCCTGATGGCGACATCTACCGCCCGACCATCAAGGCTGGCAAAGCAGCGGAGAAAGGCGAGGGCGTTCAGGCAGAATGCCCGGCCTGCGGCTATGAGAATGACTTCAGCCGACACAAGGAAGCGGAAGGCTACGCGCTCGATAAGAACGGATATTGCCTAGATGTGTGGGGCGTTCGCGTAGAAACCGAATATGGCCCGATGCCGGGGCATTATGGGCGCAGGTGCAATGGGCTAGTAAAGCTGGGAGCCGAGTATGAGCGGTGCGCGTATTATTGGACGAGCAAGGAATGTGAGGCGTGCGGCGAAAAAAATGATATTGCTGCGCGCTTCTGCCGTTCGTGCAAAGCCGAAATCATCAACCCCAACGACAGGCTTGTGCTTGAGTTTGAGGCGCTGAAGAAAGATCCCCATCAGCCACAGACTGACGTTGTTTTGTCGATGGCTCTGAAACAGTCGGTATCGCAGAAAGGTAATCCTACAGTGCGCGCCGATTGGGTAACGGCTTATCGGCAATTCTCGACGTGGCACCAGCCAGAAGGCAAGCACCCACGCGCTATGGCCGATTGGAAGCGATTTGACGAGGCAACCCGCCACGGACAGCCGGAAACCATTTCCTACGTCAAGGAGCGGGATAGTACGTTTTTTCGCATTCTGGCCTTCAACGAACCCGCTGACGCATTGGAGCAGGCCGCATGAAATTCCCCCCATGGCTGCCTGTCTATGGCGATCCAACGTACCGCGGCACCTGCCCCAAAGAGGATGTCGAGCAGGTGTCGCTGTTCAATCGCATCCGCAAGGAATACCCGGATAGCTGGGGGCGCTTGGCGCTGCACCCGCGGAATGAGGGCTTAAAAGAGAAAGGCCAATTCTCCACCGTCATGAAGCACGCCGCCGAGGGCATGACGCCGGGGGCAAGCGATGTTATCATTCCTGGTGCGCCTTCATTCGTGTGCGAGATCAAGCGCCGCGATCATACGCTATCATCGTGGCAGCCGGGGCAGGTGGCGTATCTAGAGGCGGCACATAACGCAGGCGCGTTTGCCTGCGTAGCATTAGGGGCATTGGGCGCATGGGAAGCCTTCACGAAATGGGCCGAGACGCAGAAGGCATCGTAAGGCCCGTTTCATGGTGGCTTGCTGAGCTGCTGGAGGGGCGGAGGGGTATGGACGAGGTTCCGGCTTCGATAAGGAGCTGGTCCTCGTTTTTCGTGCATCGTGCGGCGTTGAGGATTGTGTTGCTGGGTAGCCGGGAAGAGCGGGCGACACGGTTGGATCAGGCGCCGCCACGGATGCGCCCCTACGTTGAGGAAGAGATTGCGAGGCTGTGGCCTCTCAGGAGAGAGCTACGCGAGGCAAAAGAAAACCCCGACCGTTAGGCCGGGGTGAGTTTGTCAACATGAGAGATGCGCGATCCTTCTAGCGCCTAAACAGCGTCTGCGCAACCAGCCTGCCGAGGGTCCACGAGAAACCGCGGAGAAACGTCCGCCACATATTACCGATCACTCAGCTTCTCCTTGATCTCCCGCCAGCCGCGGCCAAACGCGCGGCTCTCGCTGTATCCCAGCGGGTGCGGGTTTTCGGTGACGGGCTTGTTTGCGAGCGCAGCCATCTGGCCATCTAGGCGGGCTTGTTGTTCGGAGCGTTTCATGAGCCGCGCACCGGATTAATCCACCTGGTATCGCCCATGTAATAGTCAAGCGCCTCCCGATCCCGTTTGGCTGCCGCTGCTGCGTGGAATCCCTTGCGGTCCAATTCCTCAGCGCTGTCTTTTTGCGGCTGCAAAACGCCACGGGCCGACCAATCTGGCTGGTTCATCACTTTTC